GTTGCTTAACTTTCTTTATATTAAGGGATTGTTCTAGCGCTGTCAACCCTGTCAAGTAAGAAATATTTTAGGGGTGTGCTAATATTGGATCATCCCTTACCTCGGTACCCTTATGAAATCCATGTCCTACGGTGGCTCCAAGTCCGCTCCTACCCCCAAGACCCCTCGCAATCCTATGCCCGCCATGCTTTGTAAGAAGTCTGGTTCCGCCCCTGGGGTGTCCCGCAAGAATGGTTAAAGAAAAATTCAAGGGGGGAGACGGGGAAACGATCGCTGCGCTGGCCAAAGATGCCGTGGTGAAACCCATCGACAAGAACAAAGCCCTCGCCACCTGCCCCTCCCCCCTACTCAAAGCGCTATTATTGTCCAAACCTCTTGATTAGGGACGTTTCTTGCGTCCCTTTTTTGCGTGGTCATAAGCGATCGCTGCTGCCTGCTTTGGCGGGTATCCTTCACGGATTAATTGCTGAATATTTGCTTGGATTACTGTTTTACTGCTGCCGGATTTTAGGGGCATATTCTTCCTCAACTATTTTTCCCATTTTCTACTTCCCTAGCCCAAACATCAAGAGCAGCTTGGGGTACATTGGCGAGCGTTTTTTCGATCATCCCCATATCTACAGCCAGTCGATTCGTGGCCAATCCTGAAGCCAGGTTAAATACTTTTTGCGCTTCAGTCAGCGTTGCCGACAGGTTCCTCAACTCCTTGTGGTAATCCAAATACCGAGCCCCCCCCGCCACCTCCTTCTGAATTTCCAACAAAGATTTCCCAATCATCCCAATCATAGAATCCGACACTTTTCGCTGCCGGTCGATGTATCCTGCAATCTCCAAAGTTTCGCTGTAGAGTTCGCCAATCTTCCCGATGGCTTCGACTAATTGTGTTTGGTTCGCATCACGGGATTCAAGGTGTTCTCCCAGTTCAACCAACTTTTTAATGGGCTTAGTAACGATCGTCTGCTCAACGGGATGCTTCCATTTATTAATCCATTTAGAGATCGTCTGCCGGGTTACGCCAACAGCCTTCGCAATGTCCTGCTGCCTTTTGCCCTCTCTCCACAACTCAAAGGCTTGGACTTTCCGATCGTCTTCCTCTTCCTTGGTAGTTACAAAGCTCATCGTCCGATCCCTAACATTTACAGTCATTCTAGCGTTTTGTTAACAAAAGAAAATTAACGGTATTAACTTAGACTATAAAACAGGCTTACAGAGTTAACAGAACTACTTTACAGAGTGGACAAAAGTTAAGCTTTTCGGTTTACAGAGTGAGCGACGATGTTTACAGAGTGAACAAAAAACCGCCCAAAGGTAGGCTGCGTAAGGGTTTCGGGATAGTTAACATTTTGGGGGATAGATGATGTACTATATTGAGGACACAACAATGGATCAAACATGATTTATTTTGGAATGGGGCAATGCAAGGACGCAGCTTACGGAGCCGCATCCGCTCTGACCTACTGGGTCTTTCGATGCCGGGACAAACAGAAATCCCCATCAATGGGGACAAAGACATGGACATTTTTGGAATCTAGCGAGGCCGTCAATGTTTAGCGAATATAATCCCTACGATCGTCACCGTGTAACGTTTCACTGTTTGATTACCCTTAAGTCTCCCCTGTCCCATATCGGTAAAGTATCGGGTAATGTTTCCAACCTGAAAACCCTTACCCTACTGGACATTGAGGGTAATCCTAGAGAGTGCCTAACTTACTCTGGCATACGGAGAGGGGTATGAGGATTTACGGGATCCCGCAATGCCGGGACAAGTGTTATGGGGCGGCGGCGGCTCTAACTTACTGGGTATTCAAGAGCCGCGATCGTGCTACTTCCCCAGCGATGGGGACAAAGACCTGGACATATTTAGAAAGCAGCATTAAAAATTCTGCTGAGGTGAGTACCTGCCTAGAAGAATATCTACAGCATCTCAGCGACAAATTAAAGTCTCACCTGCGCCCGTCCGTGTTGACTGGCATTATTGAGCCTCAGCAACGGATCCTTAGGGTCAATGCCGATGGTTCTGAGATTCAGGAGTTGTCGGCGGACATGGGACTAGTGTTCATGGGTTGGCAGGATTTATTGGCGGACATTGCACCGGAAGGATTTACTGAGTGGGATGTGATTGAGGTTTGCCGATCGAAGGCTTCAATCATTCAGGTGTTGTGTCGGCTCAGATTCGAGGAAGACCGCGCTACAGGACAAGATTTTGTTGATGATGCGATCGATGTGGAGGTGCAGAATGTTTAGTGATTACGATATTTACCAGCGGGAAAGGCTTACGCTTCATTGCCTGATTACGATGCAGGCTCCCCTCTCTCATATTGGGGAAGTGTCGGGCAATGTTTCCAACCTCAAAACCCTTAAACTACTGGACTTTGAGGGCAATCCTCGGAGTGTCTTTACCTACTCTGGCAATGCCCTACGGAACGGGATTCTACGGCGGCGGGGCACAAGTGCGGCCCTGGATGAGTTGGGGATACAAGTTAATCCAGATACTCACCATACCCTGTTTGCCGGGGGACGGATTGATGGCAGTACGGCCAGTGATATGGAATTGGATAAGAAAATCAGACGATTAATGCCCTGGCTCTCGGTTTTGGGTACAGCCAAACCCGTGGGGGTATTCGGTACAAAAGATGCTCAGATGGTTCAAGGGCGGCTCAATGTGGGGAGTGCATACCTGATTTGCTATGAGTCTGCGCCCTACATTTTTGAACAATTCCCAGGGGTACTCCCCCCCGATGCGATCGATGGGTGTAGGGCGATCGTGAATACTAAGCGGGATTTATCAGAGGATCCTTTTGGATTGCCAACACCTGATCAATTACGGGCCTACCAAGAGGCGAAAAATCAGTATCTGCCACTACTCAGAAAGGTTTTGAAGTCATGGACTGAGTATCTGGTGATTGACCAGACTACTCGCCGGGATAGCACCCATGACCCGGAACTCAGACGATTTCTACCAGGGGAGAAACCAGCAGAGGGGCAACTTTCATTGTTGGGGGGCAAGCCCGACAAATCTGAGAAGGAAAAGAAGTCAGATCAAATGATTGCAAGCGATCGGCTCATCATGGCAGGATCCCGGCTCTATTCCCGGTGGGACTTGCACACCACAACAGTGGAAACCGGATGGATTGTAGATACCCTGTTGCGATTTTCTGAAAGCCCCTATTTAGGCGGAAAGGGCAACCGGGGGAATGGACTATGCCGGATGGAGTTTTGGTACCAGAGAGGGGACGATCGCGGACATTTCCTGAGCGTTGCAACGGGGCAGAACAGTCTATCCCCAGAGGCTCAAGAGTCCCATACCGCTTACCGGAACTATGTTCAATCCTACCGGCAGTTTTTGGAAGAGGCCGCAGATAGCCAGGATCTAAGGGGGCTACTGAGTGGAACCCATTAAAATTACTGCACGGATGGCCAGCCCGATCGCACTTTTCGACGATTGGACTCCATCAATGGACAGCCTCCTAGAATGGCTAATTCTGGATAAACTAAACCTGACTACACCAAACCCGACAGAGGAACAGGTGCAGGCAACCAGGGCGATCGTGGATGCCCAAATGCCGATCGCTAAAGGGAGTCTAGAAAGGGATTCGGGAACAGACTGGTATTGGCAAGTATCGGGCCCATGCTACCGGTACACCATTGAACAGCAGGACAGATTTCGGAAACGATGGCAACCGGGAACAGACAGCCCCGAACCACGGTGGGGGAAACGAAAACCAAAATGGAACACCTCAGAGGGGGCTGAAAAATCCTACGATTTGCCGATGTACCTCCGTTCAGTTGACTCAATTATTTGGTATGCCGTGGGGGATATTGCGGGGGTACTGGCATTGCTTCAGGGTTGCACAGGGCTAGGCAAAAAACGCTCCTATGGGAATGGACAGGTGTTGGAGTGGGATGTGTCCCCGACCGCTGAGGACTGGCATCTATACCGCAATGGGAAATTAATGAAACCCATCCCGATCGATGCAGTGCCAAACCGTGGGGAGTACCCTGCCCAGACGTGGGGCTGGCGGCCGCCGTCATGGGCACATTGGAATAAGGTCGTTTGTTCGATGCCAACTAAAACAGTGAGGAGAGTATGACAGAAGAGGAGCGGCTAATGTTTGAGGGGTGGGCATCACTGCCACAATTCAAAAGGAAGGTAAATCAAGCGATCGAAATAATCAAGAAATCTCTTGATGTTGGATCTGCAAGTGTTGCTATTTCTTGGGGTACAGATTCAGTAAATTTATTGCACATAGCCCAACAAGTTTATCCAGATATTCCAGCCTTTTGTATTGGTGACGAACTAGAGGATTTGCAAAACAATTACAGCGATGTAACCCGACAGTATTGTAAACGTTTCCCCACAAATTACAGAAGAATTACCTACAACGAAAACTCGGACGGTGGGTTTTATGAACAAGTTTATAAGCTCGCGCATCAGTTTGATATAACCTTAATTGGTGTTCGTGCAGAGGAAAGCCCTAAGCGTAAAATAGCGATTTCTAAATACGGAACAATTCACCAATATACATCTGGGAAAAGGAAGGGAGCTTGGCGATCGTTTCCTCTCGCGTGGTGGAATTGGAAGGATAAATGGGCTTATACGGTGTTACACGGACTGCCTTATTTAGACAGCTATGATCATCCTGCAAGCGGGCACAGGTCAAGATCAAGGACTGCCGTTATCCATAATTTTGACTTACACAGAGGAAGCCACCAGGATGGATTAGTCAGGCATGGTGCATTCTCTCAACTTAGGGTTATTGCCCCTGAATATTATTCGATGTATGCCGATTTATACCCAGAAATAAGAGGGAAAACCTAATGGATAATATTAGAATAACTGCTAAATTATCTAGTCCGATCGCTGTTTTAGACGATTGGAGCCCTTCGTTAGAGGCAATTCTAGAATATGTCTGGCTTGACGATCGAGGGTTAGTTAGAGCCACCCCGAACACAGATGATTTGATATACCCTGAAATCCCACTTCAGCGATCGTTTATCAATGGGGTGGGATATTGGTGTTGTTCTGCACCCCACTACCGCTACAGTCTAGACAATATAGACAGACGAAGAAAACGCTGGAATGGAGACTTAGAAGGGTATCCAGTATACTGGGGCAAAGGGACTAAAAAAATACAGACAGATGGAGGATCTTATAAATCTGGAGACTTGCCCATTTTTACTCGGAATGTAGACTCAATTTATTGGTGGGCTGTTGGAGAATCGGAGGCAGTTCAACAAATGTTAGAGACCGTCCCATCTATTGGAAAGCACCGAGGAATCGGGTATGGGCAAATACTAAAATGGTCAGTCAATCTGTCATCAGCAGACTATCATCTTTTCGGGAAATCGGGTCAGTTAATGCGTCCTATTCCCCTAGACTCAATCCCTGACTCAATTCCTCATATTGCCCGGCGATGGGCATGGACAACACCATTCAATGTTCCTGGTAGCAAGGTCATGTGTGCAATGCCGGTTAATAATGTTCAAAAAATTGATATTGATTGGTTTGCTGCCATAGATGATTTAGTAGGAGTGAAGGGATGAATTACTGTCACCTTTGCGGGAAAAAAGGGGAGTGGAGCTATCTAGCATCAGAACTCCTGACTAAATATTTTACGGCGAGAAGTATCTGCAAAACCCCAACCAGTGATGCTGTTTGCGATCGTTGCCATTGGGTACTAAAGGGGCGGGTCTGGTTCTGGAATGAGTCAAAACAAAAATGGTCTAAATTGTTCGCCCGATCGCTGACGGCTCTATATCAGGGGGAAACGTTGCTCTATCCCATAATTGAGGGGGAACATACCGAGGGGAAGGATACACTCCCGATCGTTACCCAAATGCCTACTAGAGCAATGATTCGGGATTGGCTCCTGAATCCTCCAGATCCACCATTCACGATCGCTATTACTGAGAGTGGCCAAAAATATGTCTTGCCGTGGGCACAGGAAGGGTTAAGCCGCGATCGTTTCCCGGTTCAGTTTGAACTGGATTCTATCTGGCTACACAGGGCTGAGTTCCAGATGCTATTGGAGCAGTATGAGGCGTTGATGGCTCTGGGCTTCTCAAAAGGGGAGATTGACTCAGGGGATTACCGTAGCGAGAAGTTGGTAAAGTGTTTGGAGGAGTGGGGGACATTTGAACCGGCGATCGTCCCCTACCGTGGGTCTAGACTCCTGCAACTGGTTTCCTATGTCGCGTTATCGAAAGCACTATGAACAGACAGCAATATCTTCAGTCTCTTGTTGACCAGCCTCTTGTTGACCATGAAAGTTCCGATGACCCCGATTTCTGGTTTGTGGAATTTAGGGGGGGCGGTGGGTGGTGGGCTGTAGCGTCAGATTGTCGATGGTTTGGCGATGCTGGAGAGTATTTGGGGCGGAACTGGCAACAGGCAGAAAAAACGATTAAATACCTTTTTAGCTAATCCAATAAAAAAGCCCCTTTCGGGGCAAGACTCACGGATCCATGAGGCTAAAATACTTCTGGCAGGCGGGGCACTGAACCCTACGTTTCCCGCTGGCGGTTAGCCCGCCTACTCGGTGTTTAATATTCAGATTACTGCACACCTATCTAGTCCGTTCTTCGCTTACGATGATTGGAGTCCAGCGATTGACGCATTGCTTGAGTATATCTGGCTAGACGAGCGAGGGTTGATTACCCCAAATCCTTCTCCCAATGATTTGATTGCTGCCGATTTACCAATTGAAAAAGGGGAGTTAGGAGGAGAGTGGTACTGGAAAGTTTCTGCTCCTTGCTATCAAATTAGATCAGAGACTCAAGACCGCTTTCGTAAGCGATGGGACTATCAAGAATCATCGCTAAACTGGGGCAAACGCAAACCAAAATGGAGCACATCGGAAGGCGCGGAAAAATCTTATGACCTGCCGGTATTTTTGCGCCACACCAATCGCATTGATTGGTTTGCTGTGGGTGATCCCGATGCAGTCTTATCGCTCCTCCAGCAGTGTCCCGGTATTGGCAAAAAGCGATCGTATGGTTATGGACAAGTATCCCAATGGGAAGTTAAGACGATCGACGAAGATTGGCATCTGTGGCGGGACGGGGAGTTAATGCGTCCTATTCCCACTGATAGGATTATGGATGTCGGAAAAGGTTGTCCCCAAGGATTGTTTATTTTGCGGTGGGCATGGCGGCCACCGGGGTGGTTACATGCTAATCAAAGTATGTGCTTTATGCCGACAAGGACGGTGATCAGGAGTGATTAATTATGGCTCTGGAATGCCCGCACCTTGGTTGAAAAAGAAGGAAGAGCGGGCGATTAGGACAATTAACAAATGGTTAGAGTTGACTGACTCTAAAGTATATTGTTCTGTTAGTGGTGGCAAAGATTCTTTAGTAGCAGCAGACTTAATCTGCCGAGTGTTCCCTGATTGCCCTTTGGTGTGGGTAAATCAAGGGCACTTGGCAGAATGGGACGACTGTATAGAATTGCTTCATTTATGGAAAGAGCAAGGGCGAAATTTAGTAGAACTTTGCCCTCCATTAGGGCTTATTCAATTGTTCCGAAAATATGGAATGTCATTTGATGGAAGATTCACGGCTTTAGACAAAAAGCACTGTAAAGAATTGTTGTTAAAACCACTTGAAGAGTACCAGGAGATGAACGGTATCGAAGGCTATGCGTGGGGGCTTAGAAAAGAATCCAAAGGGAGATCGCTATTTATACGTTCACGGGGGGAACTGACTCAGCTAAAGAATGGTTTATTTTTGTGTACTCCAGTAGGCTTTTGGACAACTCAGGACATCTGGAGTTATATAGACAAATATAAACTACCCTATGCTGCCATTTACGATACGGAGGGTCGGGACAACTTTAGGAACGGGCCGCCAATAGATACAGCCTTAGCCAATTGGGGGAAACTTTCTGTTTTACGCTATCGCCACCCTCACATTTGGAACCAGATTACTGATCTTTTCCCTGAGTATGCCAACCATGTCTAATTGTTATCTTTGTGGAAAAAGAGAATCTAGCCAGCCACTGGCATTAAAGGACACTTTTACATCCCATTCAATTGCCAGATGTCCAGACTCAAAAAAACTTTGCGATCGTTGTGCTTGGGTCATCCCACTCCGCTGCTGGTACTTTAATCCTAATAAAAATGCGTGGGGAAAACTATTCTCAAGGAATTGGAGTTGGCTATTTCAAGGAGAAAAAGTTTTGTCCCCAACAATTGAAGGGAGCAGGGGGGACGGGAGAGACAGACTGCCGATCGTGTCTAATCTGCCAACACGGATGGAGATTAGAGACTGGTTATTAAACCCACCTGAACCACCGTTTACGATCGTTGTCGCGGAGTCGGGCCAAAAACATTTAGTTCCGTTTGCACAAGAAGCGTATAGCCGTGACTATTTCCCAGTTCTTTTTGAGATGGATACTGTATATATTTCGTCTCAATTTAGAGAAGTACTAGAATCATTTGAATCACTAATGGGGCTAGGCTTTGGCAAAACTGAAATCCTTACCGGTGAGTATCGCAGTGAGAACTTAAAAAACTGCCTGATTGAATGGGAGCCTATTGAGTCAGGGCTTCAAAAGATTCGGGGCAGCAGACTGTTTGAACTTATTGCCCATGTCGCACAAATGCCTAAGGACGAAATACCGGAACAACCAATTTTGTCAGGTGGTCAACTCCTCTTATTTTAGATGCAAGGCCAATAAAAAACCGCCCAAAGGTAGGCGGGTTTCAGGGGTGGTTAACATTTTTGGGGAGGGACGGTGTACAATATTAAAAATTATTGGAGCAACAAGCCATGAAAGTCAAAATCCGCAAGAACCAAGAGATTGCGACTACTTTTGATATTGATGTAGACGCAGATGACGATGTAGTAGATGTCCCTGGAGAGACCGTAGATCGGTGGCGGTCTGCTTGGAGTCTATGGAAAAACTCTCAAGAGGAAATGCTAAACATCCTTGCCGAGGGTGCTGTTTCCCAGCCATCCATTGAATTTGTGAAGCTTGCGACAGAGGAACAATTTACCAAGCATGACGCTTACGACAGGCTTTTGGAATATCTAAGCGAGAACTATAAAAAGCTTGACAGGACTGATATTCACGGGATTTATCTCCATGTCCGTGGAGTAGTGCGCTACGCCCGGATCAAAAATCCAGACGAATAATTTGCTTCTCCTGTGAGACGGGTTGACAATTTCTTGAGAGCGTGTAATATAGAGAAAACAAACACACCGCAAGGACACACGACCATGTTTATCGCTACTATCAAGTTTGACGGACAAGCAAAAAGAGTTACACCCACAAATGCCGAACAAAACTCGATTACCACTACTAAGCAAATTGCTCAAGAGGGACGTAAGATAGGGTATTTGGAAATAGTTGCTGGAACTACTCTCAGTGCTTTAAAACCGCACGTTTGGAGTCCTGAATCTGAATATTACTTGCCGACATTGAAGGCAATCATGGTTTCCTATGCTGATTTTCACAAAATGCCTGCTCGTAGACGTAAGGCAATGGCTCAAGGACTTCATAATTATTTAGGTGTTCCTAGCCACGTCAAAATCTATCTGGATAATGGAGCTTTCTACTTCATCACACATGGGGGCGAAACACCTGTCAAAGAATATACTGAGTTTGTTAAACACGCTCAACCTGATTGGTTCCCCATTCCCCAAGACTTTATCCCAATCCCTAAAATGTCCCTAGAAGAACAACAGAAATGTCTTGATCTCACAATGGACATGAATCGTCGTTATTGGCAAGGAAAGTATGTACCTGTAGCGCACATTAGTATTCTGTTAGAGGATTATGTTAGTCGTCTGAAATCATATAAATCACTACTAAATAAAGAATATATCGCATTAGGAGGAATTGTTCCCAATTTGCTTAAAGCACCAAAAGCAATGCACCCACAAAAAGTCCTAGAAAAACTCATACATATTCGTCGTGAATTTAAAGATAAGAAACTTCATGTTTTTGGTATAGGTGGAACCATTACTCTACATATTGCAGCATTATTAGGTATTAACTCAGTTGATTCTAGTGGATGGCGCAATCGTGCAGCCCGTGGAATTGTACAGTTGCCAGGAACAGGCGATCGTATGGTTGCTGATTTAGGAAGTTGGCGCGGTCGAGAACCTAACGATCAGGAGTGGAAAGTACTTTCTGAATGCAAGTGTCCAGCTTGCACACAATACGGTTTAGATGGTTTAAAAGCAAATTTAGTATTTGGGTTTCGTAATCGAGCCACTCATAATCTTTGGATTCTCCTAGAAGAAGCTAATTTAATTCAAGAACATTTGGTTATTGGTGATTATGAAAAGTGGTATCCCAATCATCTGGATAACACACTATATCGACCATTAATTAATACAATTCTTCAATTAGAGAAAGATAATTAACTGCTTAAGTAATGGCACAAGCTGTTTCTGTGCATCTGAGGAGCGATCGTCTTGACTCAAAAATCTGGCATAATTGACCAAAGTAGCATCTTGAGGTCATTCCAATGGAACAACCCCTCGAAGGAACAGGGGAAGGTGGCTGTTGGTAGTATTATCCCAAAGTATTCAAGAGTGTTAGTTATGCCAGGATTCTAAGGCAATGGTGAGGCATTAATGGTACTCACTTCTAAACCTTGGCGACGCTCGGCCAGTAACTTGGGTCTGAGATAAAGATTTTCCACTAGGACTGAAATCCCCGCAAACCATGGGGGGACAATTAAGGCACCTAAAATCCCTAGCACCTGAACACCACCCAACGAATCTGGGATGGTAATGCGCTACGCCCGGATCAAAAATCCAGACGAATAATTTGCTTCTCCTGTGAGACGGGTTGACAATTTCTTGAGAGCGTGTAATATAGAGAAAACAAACACACCGCAAGGACACACGACCATGTTTATCGCTACTATCAAGTTTGACGGACAAGCAAAAAGAGTTACACCCAAGGCAATTACCAAGGCTAACTCCAACAGCAAAAAATTTCCCAAGGCTTGGTATTTTGAAACAGTAGATGCAGCACTAAAGAAAGCCGTTAAGCAAGCCCCACAGGGCAGCGTAATAGCAATCTCCAATATTGAAGGTGAATTGCTCCAAGTGGTTGGAGCATAACCAACGAAGCCACCCGAAAGGGTGGTTTTTTATTTTGAATCCTCTGCATCTATGATTTTTTGCGCCCTTTGAATCATTTGGCTTCTGCCAATTTTACGTGCTGCGACAGCAAAATCTTCGTTATTCATTTTGGCAATAGCCTTTTCAGGACTGTCACTCGCCGCCATAATTTGCCACCCAGAATTTTCATTCCCTTTTCTCGTATTCCTTTCTACAACATAATTCCCTTCTTTCTCCGCCCCAACAGATTTCAACTCTGTCTGAGTAGCCCGTCTTAGCCTATATTCAGACTGAATTGTTCTTTCTGTAGCATCGTTATAAGTGGCAGCACCAAAACCTATAGAAACCGCTTCACCGTTGTCTAGTTTTTTCTTCTGCGAGGCATAGGTAGGCATATTTGCCTTTTTCGGTTCAGTTTCCCCCTTCTTCGCGGCCCGTTCAGCTTTCTCCTTAGCGATCATCTCCGCGTCGGTCTTGGCGATTTTTGCCTTTTCCTCATCCGTGAGTTTCCTGCCGCTGGGTGCGATTTCAGGCTCCCCATCAGCGCCTAGAACGCCAGTCTTTCCACTTTTGAGAGCAGATGCGTGACCAGGGGGCAGGTATCCCACCCCACCCCGCCATCGGGAGCCGTTACCAACGAGTCCGACAAGGCATAGTAATTCGAATGGGAAGTACATGGTAATTACCTCTAAAAGAATTTATCCGGGATTTCAATAGTCTTTCCGATCTGACTTCCCGCCTCCCAGTTTCTCATATTGACAAACTGAACAGCACTTGTTGGGGTGCCGTGGCGGGCTTTGAAGGACTCAACCTGTCCTTTTGACTTTCCACCCTGAGTGCCCCATTTATTGCGATGTTCAGCCTGTCCTCCGTGGATGGTGAAGGGGCGGCCAGTCCTGGGGTTAATGCCCGTGGCCATCCATGCTTTATCTTTGCGGGTAGACGGTTCGATTTTGGCTTTAGCCATTAGGATACCTCCACAGTAATTAGAGTCGAGCCGGATGCCGTTGTAGCAATCATTCTAATGAACCTGAACGTGGAAGTATTGATAGTCCCATTCCACTCCTCCGTTGCTGCCAGCAGGGTAGGATCCACCGCATCATCGGTCATGATGAGGAAGTTTGTGGCCGTGGCATAATTAGCAGTTGTAGAGAGGATATTAACCCAAGCCCCATCGAGGCTATTGCGTCCTTGGACAGTGCAAGAAGACAGTGCTGTGGAGCCGATATTTTTGAGAAAAATCCGATAGGTTCCGGGGACGATATTGAGGCTGAACAATTCAGTATTAGCGGTTGTCACGCGGACATTCACCTTAGTGATTCGATTGAAATCACTGCCGAGGGCGCGGAGCATCGCATCATTCCAGTTAGCCATTTAAGGATGCCTCCCACGCAATAATATCGTCGATCGCATCTTCCCAGGACATTGCTTCGGGCTTGATAAAGCCAATCTTTTCAGCAGCATCCTTGAGCCCCCGCCATCCCTTTTCTAGGTACAGACCGTACCAATCAGGAATATCGGATACCGTTGGTTCATCAATTACGGTTAGTTGTTCCTCAGCCTCAATTACAGATTGTTCCCCAACCTCAATTACATCATCCCCAAACTTACGCATCGTTCGGGGGTCAAAATCTGACAGATTAATCCGCAATGGGATTGCTGGATTAGAGGGGTGACAGATTTCAATCGTGCCTAATCTTTTTCCCATTACGGATTACCTCTAAGCGAATATAATAGCGCCGCTGATGGCTAAAGAGCCATTGGGCAGAACGAGGACAAAGTATCGAGTCGCAGTCTGAGTCTCAGTGAGGTTCACATCAATAAGACCGTTCGCTTCACTGGTCAAGAATCCAGAAAGCCCTTCGGACAACTGTTGGTATAAACCATGGGTAGCAATAGCCAAGGTATCAACACCAGTGCCAATAGTTTGCCCAGCGGAATCAGTAGCCAGATAGAACCGAACCCCAGCAGCATGGGCTAAGTTATTGCCGTTTCCATCGGTCAATTGAATCGTAACCTTGATGACATTTGAAACCTCAGCACCGATCGTAAAAGTAGCACCGCCAACCGCACCATCAGCAACAGCCTCAGCCAATTTAAGGCGATATTCCTGATCAGAATTTACGGAATTGCGAGTGGGGAGGTCACCGCCATTGGCCATGACTAACCCCTCAAGTGCCGTAGTTAACCGTTCTTCGTAGTTTGTTACCGTTGCCATAATCTTTCCCAAAATAATTTAATAGGGGGGCATAGGCCCCCATGAATCTAACCGTAGCAAACACCAGCCAGGGCGGGACGAATCAACTCGAACCCATACAAAGCATCGACAGAGATTGCCACCTGTTTGTACAGAGAAATAATTTCAAGCCGGAACACCAAACCAGAGACAGGATCCTGAATGGTCTGTGCCGCAACCGTTTCCCCACGTCCGGGAATTGCACCGCTTAAAGCGTTCCGCAATTCGTTATCGGCCAAGGGGCGGGATGCAAAACCAAATGCAGATTTGTGGAAGAACAGGTTAGCCACATAGTCATTGGTTTCAAAGGTCAGCAGGTCACCATCAGCAACATCCTGATCCAGTGCCGGTTGAATACCGATCGTGGTCTCGTCAGCACTTGGGGAGTTGGCGGTAACAGAAATCACGGTGTACTGCTGAGTGCTACCCGCGATCGTGAATTTGTCTCCAACAGATGGAGGGGTCACATCAGCACCAGCACCATTATCCAGAACGATGGAAGTGGCCCCGGTAACCGCAGCAGCATCAATTGCGTAGGTGCCGGTGGTTGCACCAGTGGAGTGGGTCAGGATGTTCTGATCTTCATGCCAGGTAAAGCCAACCCGCTTGACACCTTCAACGGTTCCATCAATCGCAATCTTGTCAGTCCCGGCCCGATTCACATTCATCAATTCAGGCAGACCGATGATGTTGGACGACGCAAATTCGTCAACCACAAAATAGCGATCTTCTTTGGGGCAATTGGCAGAGGAGAGGATCCGGTTTGCTTGTTGAGCCGCCTCAAAAGAGGATTGGAACGGGGTAGTCCCTGCCGTCCCGACAGTGTTGTAAGCGTACCGATACATCCGGGTCAGGATGTCGGTATCGACCTTATTGGCCAGGGCTTTCACGGCTTCATCCAGGGCGCGAGGCCAGATACCTTGTTGGACATCATAGATTTCTTTATCAGTGATTGGATAAGGGCATTCATGCCATTGATCCAGAGTGATAGTTTTTGCGGTTGAGGTAACGCTGTTGAACCCAGTAGACGGGAAAGTCACACCGGGGGTTACCGCACGAGTGGACAGAGGCTCAATATCATTGATTGTGATTGTGGAGCCATAGCCAGTACCCAGCATCGCGGATTCGTTCATAACGAGTTTGGGCATGATGCAATTCTGGCGCAGCACTTCCAGGGCACGGAAAGCCATTTGGGGTACTGCATTAGTTAAAACGTTTACGCCTGCCGTCATAGTTAGTCACCTAAAGGAAAGTTTGTGTAGCGATTTCCTTATGGCGTGGCCAATGCTCAACCCGTGGGGAAGGCTTCGGATCTTAGCAAAGTCTTTACTGTGTGCCAGCCGAGTCTCCTGGAGACAGACATACGCTAATAACGGCGTTGCTAGTGCCGCTGAATATAAGTTTACCAAATTGAATAGGAATTGTCATCAAAAAACCCCAGCGGTGAGCCGGGGTCACTATCCTATTCTCCGATTGCAATCTCCCCCTCTCGCAATCGTCGGGCCAATTCAGTCGGGGCAACGCCAATATTTTTAGTAATCGCTTCTTGCATATTCCGATAGACAGGAATAGTCCGCCCCCCAGCACGGCGGGAAATTACGGGAGTGCCGCCACCTTGAGATTGATTGAATGGGGTGAAAGCGCTTTGAGCCATGCGCCCAAAGCCATCTAGCTTCCCTTGACGCATGGCCATCAAAGCTTTGCTAGGGGAGAGGGGCATACCGTTGGCATCTAATACCGTATTGCCGTTGGCATCCCGAAATTCGGTAAAGTCCTGGGCTTCGTCAGACCAGTGAAAGTGATTCCCGTAGGAACGCCAAAAAGCAGTTTGTTCCGAGGGGAGCCCTTCAACCTGTTCAAAAAGTCGGGAGAATTTAATTTGTTGCCTGAGTTCCAATGCTTCTCGCATTGCTTGTTCTTGAGCCGCTCTCAATTGCTCCATTTCAGGATTCACGCGGGATAGGGCTGCCTGCTCACCCTCTTGTCGGTATTGGCGTTGCAATTCCTCCATCCGACGCTTAGCGTCAAAATCCTGGAGCAGTGCAGTCACACCTTTAGCAGGGTCACCGGGCTTGGTTTCGCCGCCACCCATCGTTTGCATTACTTTTTGCAACACCCCTTGATACTCAGCGGCTTCTTTTTGGTGCGCTTCAATCTGGACTTGCATATCCTTTAGTTGTTGCTCAAGCTGTGCATTCCGTTCCCGTTCCCGTGCCTTTTGCTCCTTAGCAGCGTTGAGGGCCGCCAGTACAGCAGCGGGGTTTTGTACCTCCTCTTGGGTTTCTGGGGACGGTACCTGTTGCTCTAAATTTTCTTCTGGCATATTTTCTAAAAGTTAGATTTCGTACCGATTTTAGCATTATGTTTTATGTTTAGAATAGCAATTTTTTAATAACTAAGAGTGAGCATCCTAGCAGAGGCAGCACGGAGGGAATTAGAGCGGCGGCGCAAGATGATGGCAAGGGGGCAAACTACCCGTTTTACCATCCCAGATTCGTTTGCAGATTTTACGGAGAGGTGTTGCGTAATCCGCTCTCAATCTAGGTTTGTGCCGTTTAAGCTGTTTCCGTACCAGATTGAATTAGGGCATCTCATGGACAGGTACAAGTTAATCCAGATATTCAAATCACGTCAGGTTGGGGTGTCTGAAACAGTCATTGCCCATACACTTTACAAAGCACTACAGCGGTCAGGGTTTGCGTCATTGATTTTCTCCATTGGACAAACCGAATCCACAGAACTCAATAAGCGGATGCGGATGATGCCGCGCAATGAGGCAATTCGATGGGAGAAAGACAATACCAGAGAACTTAAACCTGATGGCGGTGGGACGCTTTATTTCAGGCCATCCTCTACCAGCGCCGGGCGTGGTTTCCCATCGGTAACCAGGGTGATTTTTGACGAGGCGGGCTTTATTCCTAACCTACAAATGTTGATGGCAGCAGCGGCCCCTGCTCAGGAAATGGCGGGGGATTCCACAAACATGGTCACCGTTTCCACAATGCCGGAAACAGGCAGTGGGAGCTATTTCTGGCAGAGCTTTGTCGCTGGTCAATCTGTCTCCCTACTCCAGGAACGGATTGAGGAATGTAGACAGTCTGATAGCGGTTTCCTCTGGTGGGAGGATGATTATGGATCATGCAAGGTATTGATCCACCGGAAAGCAAACCCATACCTGTACTGTGGAGAGGGCTACGTCGAACGGATTGCCGCTGAACGGGGGATTACGATGGATCAGGCAGTCCGAGAATATGACCTTGGGCTCCCCCGTGGGGATGGTTCGCTGTTTGATCCAATCCTAGTTGAGCGTCAGGCGGTAGGAGACTGGAAACCGCCAATCCCAGGGCATCGGTACCTTGCCGGGATTGACCCGAACTTTGGTGGTTCTGACTATTTCGCGTTGACCATTTGGGATGTGACCCATACCCCTTATTCCCTGGTCGCTCAGTACCATGAGAGTAAGCAGACCGTGGAACGATCGCAGGTGAAGAGCCTGGACTTATTGCGACAGTACAAACCAGTGATAATCGGGGTGGAGAAAAATAGCGGTGGTCAAATTGTTTTGGAACGGATGCAAAAATTGGCACCAGACCTGAGATTTGAGGCGGTGGTCACGTCCCGACAATCAAAATGGCAGAACACGGATAGATTGGCCATAGGGATTGAGCAAGGTGAGATAATTTACCCTCCAAACTGGGCGGGGATTGATGAACTTAAAAATTTTAACGCCATCAAACGGGAAGCTTCGGCAGGACATGACGACTTGGTAATGAGTGCTGCGATCGCGTTCGCTTGGCTCCATGCAGCATTCCCACAGGCAAGTGCTTGGGGTCGGTGTGTGGCGTACTGAGGCAATAAAAAAGCCCCTTTCGGGGCGTTGGGATTAGCAATTGTTTATTCCCAAAACTCTTCAGCTATATCTGAAGCAACTTGTTTCCAGATCTCAGAGATTTCCTCAAATTCTTCATCAGTGCATTCCCCTTCGATGTAGTCTCTGTCTAGCTCTTTGCTTCCCCACCAGCGACCGAAAGCGATCGTCACATAGGGGCACTCTTTTTCAAACCGTTTCTTAAATTCCGCTGTTGCGGCCAAACAATTCTCGTCTGTCCCAAAGTATGGGGTATCAATAGTCAGTGAATCGAAAAATTTTCTAGCCATGGTGTTGTCCTCTCGGTGTTGTGTTGTTTTTTAACCTGTCTCTATATTACACGCTTTCAGAAAACTGTCAACCCCTGTAGGAAAATAAATAGGCTAAAATAGAGTGAAGCCCAGCGGTACTGCAAATACCCTGGGCACGGTCAACCTGTATCGGAGGTCAACATGACTATTAAAGCAGAAATTACACAAGTTCAGATCGGCCCGTTAAGTCTCGAAGGGCTGATGTCCGAGAATGGGGATTTTGGGGTTGCCGTTCCCCAGTATGCCGACCTTTTTGACGTATCCCGGAACACTGCGTCTAGGGACATCAAACGCTTACTAGACAAGGGTTCCAAGACATCCATTGAGCTACGGAAATGGAAGACTCCATTTAACAGAACAGATGTTAACGTCATCCCATTAGAAAACTGGTCTAGTCTGGTCTTTGAACTGGCCTTATCAGGGAATCCCAAAGCGATCGAGTTAAGCAGACTGCTCCAAGGACTATCCTGGCATCAACTCTTTGCCGATGCTTTTGGGATTAAGTTTGAGAAAGAGGATCGCCAAAAGTGGTTAGTAACCCGGATGTCTACTAAGCATGATTTCCGCCCGTTGACCGATATGCTTCAGCATCATGGTTTTACTGAAAGTAAGGAGTATGCCCGATTTGTCTGGGCTTTTCAGGCAAAACTAGGAATTGAGTCGGGAACCCGTGACGAAATCCCAATCGAGAAGTTAGTGGCACTGCAAGGCGCTCAAGTGAAGCTAACTACTTTAATGGAGTGTGGCTTTAACCCCTGGCAGGCATTGTCAAAACTTTAGGTCACTCTCGTCCGTGCCATCCCCAAGCTGCTGAGGTTACCGTCAGGGTCGAGGTATTTCCTAATCCTGGCGGCGATTTCCTGTAGCCGGCCATAGTAGGTATCCTGGAGCGTGTTTGAGTAGGAAACCGAGTATTCCCCTGCCACCGATACCGATCGCTGCCCTTGGATCGCCTGAGAGGTCTTGTAGGCAGTAGACAAGGTTTCATACTCAGTCATATCGGCCAGCGTCAGGGCTACCGTATTCACACCCTCATCGGTATCGTAGTCCTCCTGCTCCTCCATCAATTCATTTAGCAGGGAGTTCGGGCTGTACTGGTAGCGATCGAGCTTGAGGATTTTGATTAGTCTGTTTTGGTCAGTCGGCAAAGAGTATTTAGTGCCCATGAG